TGAACATCCCAAGTAGTCCCAATACGATGAGTTCTTGCCTGGACTATCACATTATGAACAAAACCAGAAACTGAAAAAGTAATTCCAGGATGCTCTAATGGTCCCCAATGTCCTCTCTCATTTGCAAGAAGTTGTTCTACAATCCATTCTCCGCATTTTTTATGATTAGGAACTTCTACTTCGTGAATTGGTATCTCAGAGTAATCCCCTTTACCTGCTTGCCAAATGATTTGCTCGGGAATCGGATAGCATTGAAGTTTAACAACCTGAAGTCTTTTATCTAATTCAAGCAAATCTTTCGATTTAATTGGTTTCATTTTATTCAATCCTCAATCAGCGTAACCATCATCGTCATCATAAAATATTTCATCATAATCTTTCGGATCAAGTGAAACATTTCCTTGTATATATGAATTTTTATCAGAATAAATTTCTGACTTAAGACATTCTACCAGAGATTCAAGATTTCTGACAATTAATTTAAGTTTTTCTTTATCCATTTTTGATTGTCAATTTATAGATAATATAACATAAAAATGGGGAAGAATCAATCTTCCCCAAAACATTTTCTTTTTATTATTATTACTTTTATTTAGATGCTAACAAAGTAGCAAGAGATGCTTTTTTACGTCTTTCTTCTTTTTGTTTTTGTTCCTTAACCAATTGAAGCACGTTCAGCTTTTTCACTGTGTTATCTCCTTAGTATTATTACAAGGACGATAGGCAACACCACGATAGGTATTGGTTGGGTGTGCTGGTGAATGAGTTTGCAAATACCAGCGTTGATATTCTTGCTTAGGAACATCAGTATTATACTGACAACCACGATAAGTTGCTTGTGACATTAGGGTTCTCCTTAGTTGTTTAAGTTAAAGAGCGTTCCTTCAGTCGGCTTTTGCGTTCTCTATTCGCAAATAGAGAATGAACGAGTCCGTTCCAAGTCGGCTTACTTCCGTCTGGAATTCCAGATGAACGTAAGGTCATTATAGACCTATTGCCTTATATATGCAAGTTATTTTGTAATGTTTAATACAATTTTAGGATTAAGATCTACTTGGAACATAATTAATTAATTTTGATATTTGATTTAAAAATTCTCCATATTGTTTAAATCTCTTATCCCCAGCAATAAAACATCTTTGTCGAAGCCACAGAGCGTCTGATAAAAGTTTCAATTCTTCATTTGAAAATTCTTTAAACTTATTCATTGAATTATCTCCAATTGGTTATTAAAGTTGCCAACATCTTTCAAATTTTCCCCTAAGTTCATTTAACTTCATTTCTTCCCAATAAGTTAAAAGATGCTGATTGATTTCTTTTTCTTGATCAGTAAAATTCATTTTATATTTATTTTTTACATCAATAAGCATAAGCATATCATCAAGAAAAGTTGCTGGCATATCCAAAAACTCTTCGTAATTCATCAGTCTCTTTGGCGCCAGTCTTCTGGTTTATCTCTTCCCTCTGAGAAGAAATCTACAATGTCATCAACACTTTCAAACCGACGAATTCCTTTGCTATCATTACCAATACCACCAATATCAAGTTGATTTAGAAAGTCATCTAAATCACCCTCTTGCATATCAGGATTTTCTGCTTTTCTTCTTGCCTGACGAAGTATTGTCCCAGCAGAACGATTTGCTTTAGCAAGTTTTTCTGCCCAAATCATATCCTCAAGACTTACTTCTTCATGAAGAACGATTTTCTTACAAATTTCTTCTAAACGAAGTCTATATTGTGTAGAGAGCATAAGTAATTTTCGTATAGATGTATTTAGTAATTACGTCTAAATTGTCTTTCCAAATCATTGAGTTTGGAAAATTCTTGATATGCTTTTTCAGATCGTTCGTGCAAAATACTACAAATATCTTCAAAAATTATATCATTATCAATATAATCATCCAGATACTTATCTAAAGATTCTTTAAGATATCTTTTCCGATGCCACTCGGGGGAGTATGGTTTATAATCTGTCATAATCAAAAAGTACTTTTATTTTTAATATACTACTTATATTCTGATTTGTCAAACGAAAATTTGACTATCTTTCAATATAACTTAATGTATGATTTGATGCATGAAGTTGTTGAATAATAATATCGCATCCAATTTTTGGATTGCAATCACCACAAGTATAAACATCTACTGCTGCTTTCCCTTCTTCAGGCCAAGTATGAATGCTAATATGACTTTCAGCCAACAAACACATTACAGTGACTCCCTGTGGTTCAAACTTTTTTGAAATTGTTTGAACCACAGTTGCACCTGAGGCAGATGCTGCATTTTCTAATAAATCTATGAGACATCGTTCATCATTTAAAAGCACAAATGAACATCCATACAAGTTAAGTAGATAATGCTTGCCCATTTATCATAAGTTCTCCTGTGCTTCCTGAATTAATTTACTCACATAAGTTTCGGTTCCGTCCATAGTTTTAACTTCAAAAAGAGGAGACCTTTTGTACTTTTTAATTTTCTTGTATTTTTTTAATAGTTTTTCGATTTCTTCATCATTAACTACCACTGTTACTTTTCCATTGTTAGAATCAATACTTCCAAATCCTTTATTCATTTTCTTTTCTTTTTTTCTATTTGCTTATTTCCCCAAAGTTTGGGATTTACTCTTCCATACCCAAAATCAATTTTTTGGATCGATCCAGGACCATAAGTATCATAATACATATCAAAAATTTTTATTTTTGATCCTCTTGTCAAATCCAAATATTCTTTTCCATTTTCCATATAAAAAATTAAATATGCATCTGATGGAAACGCAGTATCTTTTGCTTTTATGAGGGATGTTTTTTCCAAAAGAATTTCACATCCATAACTACTTGGCAGAATTTTATTTTCTTCTTTTTCCAAATCTGCCATATTTTTCTCCGTTTCGATTGCATAAATCATGAACGGCCACCCCAGACAATATCTGGGTAAGCTTCTTTTACAATATCGAAAGATATTTTATATTTATCTGTTAGTTTTTTATCCTTTACCAAACACATCAATTCGGCTTCTTTTGGATGCAATCCTTGAAGCATATTAATAAACATCGTCTCTTTACGAATCTGAGATAAACTATTATTTCCACCTTTACAATAGATATAAAAATTTTGATACTCGTTTCGTATAGAAGTTTTAGATTTTTCCTCTACAAATTCTTCTGTACCAAAATATCCAGATGTTTTTAATCCATCATTTTTAGATTTACTTTCAATCAAATCGGTAAGGTTTCCCCCAATAGAACTTTGTTGATCAAAGTTTGCATATGGAACAGCACCCTCTGGAAGAACACTGATTACACTATCATCAAAATTCATAATAAAAAGGGTAGTTAATCCATCATTTCGATATTCCCTAAGTATTTCAATTTTAGAAGAATTGGAACGTTGTTTTGAAGCTAATTCTAAAATTTCGTGTTGAAAAGGATTTGGTTGTAATTTTGGAATTGAATTACTTGTCTTCGTCGGTTTCGTCTTCGTCGTCATAATTGTCATAATCGTTTTCAAATCTTACTGCTAATATTTCATCTGGTATCAAGTTACCATGCGAATCATACATTTCTGGATGAAGATTTACATATACTTTTTCAGAAAGGTATTGCTTTAATATCCAACCCATTATACCACCAACAAGAAAAAAAAGCAAAACAAACATTATTGTAAATGTTATTATTATTGGTAGTGCCATGGATTTTCTCCTATAAGGTTGTTTTTTTTATATCTAAAGACAATTCCAAATTAAAATGTATTTCTCTTTTTAAAAAAGAAATAATTTTACCGAATTTAATAAGAAAAGTCTTTGGCTCCTTTACAACCTCCTTTTTTTTGCTATTTGTTTTTAACATCAATTCAAATCCCCGATTTATATGGAGATCTGTATTATTTAGATTTATTCTATCCCCCTTTTGATCTTCTATCATTTAATATATTTTAGTATTTTTAATGGGTTTTATTTTTTTTCAATTTTAAAATACCTTTATATATTGATCAAATTAAATTTTGTTCTTTTAAATATTGAATTGTATCTACACATCCACCAATATGATGATCATCTACGATTACTTGAGGAAAAGTTGATCCTTGACCAAATTCTGCATAAAAATCTTCTCTACTAAAATCTCTTTCTAACTTATAAACAACATGTTGCAATTCTGCTAATTGCATTACTTGTTCTATTTTATCGCAAAATGGACATCCATTTTTGGAGTAAATTGTAAATGCCATAGATTTAAAATTTTGTATGGTTTGTATTAAAATTATATATTAATATATTAACAGTTTCTTTCAAACAAATCAAGATGTAACTCAATTCATCATAATAAGTAATATCACCATCTCTTTCAAGAAATTTTTTTATTTTAGATATCATATTCTTATTGGTTTTCCTTTTCCTTCTGGGAGTTTAATTTGCGGTAGTTGATTAATTTTTTCCATAATCCAATTATCCTGGTGCTCCTTATATTCAGTAGTATCAATCAAACTAGTTGGAAGTACTTTTGCAATTTCAATATCAACTACTGGACTCATTAGAAACTTATTTTTTATAATTTGACGATTTTGCGTATCTATATGCAACAACATTATTGCGTCTGCCCATTCACCACAATCTGCAATTTTTCTTCCAGTTCTTTTTTCAACAACTGAAAAATATTCTTCATTATACTTTTTCATTCTTTAAATTCTTTTTATCATTATAAGATTCTTTTGATTTTCTGTAAAGTTGAGGCCAAGTATCACGAATAATTTCTGCGAGTTTATAAGGAGTAGTGGAAGAAATCATTTATCTTAAAAAATTGACATTATAAAAAGAAAAAATCCAAAAAATATAAAAAATGTGAGAATAAGAAGCATTTTTTAAATGACCATTATATTTTTATGGTGCTTCATAAACTATCTTAGAAATCGATGTAAGAGCTTTTGCCCAAATATATGCAGTACTACCAGGATTATAAGAAAGTTCGGTTACATTTTTTTTCTTCTCACCTTCCCAAGCATTATACACAAATCCAGGATCGGTTATACTTGGAGATGTACTAGTTGTGCCAATTGAGATTACTACTGGAGTAAATGATTGACATTGAAATGTTATAGATGTAACTGCACTTCCTATAAGTACCCAAGTGTCTGGTGTTAGTGATGTAGATGCTAATGCCATTTATCTATTTTACTAATTTTAATATATTTATTATAAACAAAAAAGGAGGGAAAATTTCCCCCCTTCTTATTATATCAGTTATTCAGTTTGTATCAACCGATGGTTGGTGCAGTCAGAGCAACAGGAGTCACATCAGCAGAAGCAAGATCAAGAGGGAAGTTATGTGCGTTCCTCTCATGCATCACTTCCATACCAAGACCAGCACGATTTAGAATGTCGGCCCAAGTAGGAATGACACGATTCTGACTATCAATCAGGGATTGATTAAAGTTGAAACCGTTGAGGTTGAATGCCATGGTGCTAACACCAAGAGCAGCAAACCAGATACCAACGACAGGCCAAGCAGCAAGGAAGAAATGCAAACTACGAGAATTGTTAAACGAAGCATATTGGAAGATTAGACGACCAAAGTAACCGTGTGCGGCAACAATGTTGTAGGTTTCTTCTTCTTGACCGAACTTGTATCCATAGTTTTGTGATTCAGTTTCGGTTGTTTCACGGACTAGTGAAGAGGTTACGAGGGAACCGTGCATAGCACTGAACAGAGAACCACCGAACACACCAGCAACTCCAAGCATATGGAATGGGTGCATTAGGATGTTGTGCTCTGCCTGGAACACAAACATATAGTTAAATGTACCAGAGATAC